GATTTAACTCTTCCAAGTTCTCGAGATACAAAACAAGAAGGTGGATTACTTTCAGACGACAGAGAAAAGTTTGTATTTGGTGCGAGTGCATTAGCTAAAATGATAAATAATTTAATTAAAAAATCTCCTAAAAATAAAGATAAACTTATAGGTATTTCTCCAAAAGATTTAAAAAATCTTTCTTCTGCAGACTTAGATGCAATACGAAAAGAAACTACTGATATTATTAGAGAATATAAAACTGACCCAAGTCCAAATGCTAGAAGTGACCAGAGATTAGAAGAATTAAATTTTATAGAAGATTTTTTTGAAGATATAGAAGTAGAACAGTATTTAAGAGAAAATCCTACAGTTAAAAGAGCTGATGCATTAGAACAAATTCGTTTTCGTAATGCTGAACAAGAAGCTGAAGATTTAGGCATTGAAGCTGCTGAAATAGCAATGGAAAAAGCAGAAAGAGCTAAAAAACAAGATGGTGGTTTATTAAATCCTGAAAAAGCTGATTTAGATAATGATGGTGAACTATCATCTTATGAAAAAGCTAGAGGCGAAGCTATCGAAGAAAACATGCGTGATAAAAAAGCTATAGGTGGTGGACTTCTTGGTGGAATGTTTGGAAAGGTAATAAATGCAATAAGAACTAATCCTCAAGCCAGACAAAAACTTGGTATGCCTGAATTAGAAACAGATGAATATGGACAATTAAAACCCTTACCTCCAGCAAGAATAAGTGCACAAGTAGGTGGCATGATGATGGATGACCAAATGGCAGACATGATGGAAACAGAAGAAACATCTGATATGGATAATCAAATGGCAGATATGATGCCAGAAGAAAAAACAGCAGAACAAAAAGCTATTGAAGAAGCACAAGCTCCAGATGAACAAATGGAAGAAAACTATGTAGACTTTTTAATAGATGAAGCATTAGATGATGAAGAAGAAGAAATGCTAATGAAAGAATTACAAGCAAATCCAAAACTTAGTATGTTGTTTGACAAAGTTATGGAAGTTGCAATGGAATTTTCAGGCTCAGGACCTGTTGAAGGTCCGGGGTCAGAAGTCTCCGACAGTATACCCGCAAGGCTATCTGACGGTGAATTTGTCTTTACTGCAAAGGCTGTAGATGTTTTAGGAGTTGACAATTTAATGTCACTAATGAAACAAGCTGAAGCTCAAGCAGACGAAAGACAAACAGCTCAAGACGGTGGGCTAATGGAAGAAGAAGAAACTGTTATGCCGGTTCAACAAGAACCAGTAAGACAGGATATTCGAGTTACCAAAGAAACAGTTGGTTCTCAAGCTAGTATGCAAGAGGAAGACGATTTAGTTGGTGATGAGATTAAAAAATCTATGCTTTCTAATAGACCATACGTTAGAAGCTAGGCGATAAAGCTACCCTGTTTACAGGCACTTTATCTTATTTAAACTGAAAGGCGACCTTTACAAGACAAGCCCTGCAAGTGCACACGCAGCTACCTTGTTAAACGAAGCCCTGAGTAGGAGTACAAAATGACAGAAGAAGTCAAAAATGAGGAACAGCCAAATCCTTATAATTTAAAAAAATCTTGGCACGAAGGAAATGATAAACCTTTTCAATCAGCAGACCAGCTTTACTTTGAAGAGCCATCTGAAAAAAATAAATTATTTAAATCAGGTGATATTAATGAAGCAGAGCAGGTTGATAATGTTGAAGTAGATAATCTGGAAGCTAAGGATAGTCCTTATAAAAAACCAGACTACAAAAAACGTTACGATGATTTAAAAAAACATTATGATAGTAAACTTAATGAGTTTAAAGTCAGAGAGCAAGAGCTTTTAAATGAAGCAGCTAGTAATAGACCAGCTTATCAAGCTCCTAAAACTGAAGAAGAACTTGAAGAGTTTAAAACAAAATATCCTGATGTTTTTGAGGTTGTAGAAACAGTAGCTCATATGCAAAGCGAATCTAAGGCAAAAGTTCTAGAAGAACGTCTTAGTCAACTCCAAGAACGTGAAGCTCAAATGTTAAAACAATCTGCAGAAGAAAGGTTAATGGAAAAACATCCTGATTTTGATGAAATTAGAAACAGTGATGACTTTCATTCATGGGCAAAAGAGCAACCCCAGTCTATACAAGATTGGATTTATAATAACTCTAATAACCCTGATTTAGCTAGTCGTGCATTGGATTTATTTAAAAAAGACTTAGGAATAGAAGCTGCTCCAAAAAAGACAACTTCTAAAAAGACTAAATCTGCTGCTGATATGGTATCTACTAAAACAACAAGTGTAGAACCTAAACAGGAAAAGATATGGTCGGAAAGGGAGATTGCTGCAATGAGTATGGCTGAGTTTGATAAACACGAAAGTGAAATCAGCGAAGCAATGCAACAAGGCAGAATCACAAAATAAACTATAAATACACAGGAGTATTATCATGGCTCAATATTTTGAACCGTCAACTGATACTGATGCAAACTTTGCGAACTCCGTAAGTGGACAAACTAATAGTTTCTTTTTACCTTCGATTTACTCTAAAAAGGTTTTAAACTTTTTCAGAAAAGCATCGGTGGTTGAAGCTATTACTAACACCGACTATGCCGGTGAAATATCTGCTTATGGAGACTCCGTAAAGATTATTAAAGAACCTGTAATTTCTGTATCGGATTACACTAGGGGTTCTGATACTACTGCTACTAAATTAACTGACCAAGAGTTAACTTTAGTTGTAGATAGTGCAAAGGCTTTCAAATTCATCGTAGATGATATTGAAACTAATATGTCACACGTCAACTTCAAAGAAGTAGCAACTTCTTCTGCAGCTTACGCATTAAGAGATTCTTATGATGCTGCAGTAATTGCTGCTATGTTCTCTGGATTGTCTACATCTTCACCTGACCACACAATAGGTGCGGATGCTGCTGCTGCCACTCAAACTATGGGTCAGCATCAAGGTGGTTCTAACTCTATCGACCTTACAGGTTCTGATGGTACTGGAACTGACCCACTTGACATGATGGCATTTATGGCTAAATTGCTAGATGAGCAAAACGTTCCTGAAGAAGGAAGATGGTTCGTTGCACCACCTTCGTTCTACAATGAACTTTCTCAATCTGGTTCTAAGTTAATGTCTGTAGACTTTAACGCAGGTCAAGGCTCTATAAGAAATGGTCTTGTATCTAGTGGTAAATTAAGAGGATTTGACATGTACAAATCTAATAATGTTGCTGCTACTAGTACATGTACTGGCAAGGTTCTTGCTGGACACATTTCTTCTACTGCAACTGCTCAAACTATCATCTCAACTGAGGTCCTTAGAGACCCTAGTTCTTTTGGTGATATTGTAAGAGGATTGCACGTATATGGAGCTAAGGTCCTTAGACCAGAAGCTTTAGTCGGTGCTTTCTACACAGTAGACTAAATATAATTGGGGGAGTCTTCGGACTCCTCCTTTTAATATATAAAAGAGGTAAATATGTACGGAAATAAAAAAAAGAAAAAAATGATGGGTGGCGGTTACATGGATAGAAAAGAAATGATGTACGGTGGCTCATCTAAAAGAATGAAAAAAGCTCATGGTGGTGGAATTCATTACTATGACTCAATAGAAGATAAAGAAAGAAAGTGTAATGCTGCAGTAGGTATGAACACTATGAAAAGTTCTACAGATAAATAATGCAAGTAGAAGCACCAAAAGGTTATCACTGGATGAAGTCTGGAAAAGGCTATAAACTTATGAAAGACCCTAAAGGTGGTTATAAACCTCACAAAGGAGCTAGTAAAAAAGCTAGTTTTAAAATACAAAAAGTTCATAAAAAATAATGGCAACTACATATTTAGATTTAACCAATGAAATACTTAGGGAACTAAACGAAGTTCCTTTAACTTCTACAAACTTTGCAAGTGCTGTAGGTTTTCAACAGTTTGTTAAAGATTCTATAAACAAAGCTATTTTTGATATAGCAAATGAAGAACCGCAGCTACCTTTCTTTTCCGCAGGAGTAAGTGGAGCAACAGACCCATTTTATGGTAATACAACTGTTGCGACAGTAGCTGGACAAAGATGGTATACATTAAAAGCTGATAGTTCTAGCATAACTACAGACTTTGCATCTATTGATTGGGATGATTTTTATATTACGACAATCAATGTTTCTGGTGAGTCAGCTCCTTTTGTTTCTAATGGATTAAAACATATTAACCTTGAAGAGTGGCGAAGATTTTTAAGAGACCCAGAAAATTCAGATGATGCAAATACACAAGCTTATGGTGAGCCTAAATATGTATTTAAATCGCCAGATAGTAGAAAGCTTGGGTTAAGTCCAATACCAGACAAAGTTTATAATGTACACTTTTATGCATTTAATAGACCAACAGCATTAAGTGCTTTTGGTGATGAAATAGTTTTTCCAGAACAATACAGTAATGTAATTACAGCTAGAGTTAGATACTATGTGTGGCAATTTAAAGAAAGTCCACAACAAGCTGCATTTGCATTAGAAGATTATAAAAAATCATTAAAACATATGAAGTCAAGTTTAATTAATCCTACCCCAAGAGCTATGGTAGATGACAGACTTTATTATTAATTTATGGCACGTTCACAACCATATACAGTAGCATGTTCAGGAGGTTTAGTTACCGCATCAAATGCTATTGATTTACTTAAAACTCCCGGTGTAGCAACTGAATTAAAAAACTTTGAAGTTTCTACTAAAGGTGGTTATAGACGTATTAATGGTTTTACAAAATTTGGTGGTGGTAGTGCAGTACAACCTACTGGAAGTACAGCAACTATTTTAGGTGCAATACCCTATGCAGATGGTGTAGTTGTTTGTGCAGGTACAAGTATTTATTTTAGTCAAACTGGTACAAGTTGGATGGAAATAAATAGAAGTAGTGTTTCTGCTAGTGGTGTAACTAAAACAGCATTTGAACTTCTTTCAGTTTTAACTAGAACTAATCAAGCACAATGTCAGTTTGCTTTATTTGAAAGTGCTACATCAGATTATGGAACATTAGTTATTGCTGATGGAGTTAATAAACCTTATGCATTTAGAATGGAAGGTACAGGTGCATTAAATACTAGAACATTTTTTGGTGAAGAAATTACTGTTACAGGTACAAAAGGAGTTGAGTATATAACAGTACATGATAAACATTTAATAGCTGCTGGAGTAGAAGATAATTTAAATACTATATTTTATAGTGGTACTTTAGACCCAACAGATTTTACTAGTACTGGTTCTGGTTCGATTGCTTTAGAAGACCAAGTAAAAGGTATTAAAAGTTTCCGTAATGAATTATTTATATTTTGTGAAAACTCAATATTTAAATTACAGAATATAAATAATTCTAGTACGATAGCTGTAGTTCCAGTAACTAAAAACGTAGGTTGTTTAAGTGGTCATAGTATTCAAGAAATTGGTGGTGACTTAATATTTTTAGCACCAGATGGATTAAGAACAGTAGCTGGTACAGCAAGAATTGGAGATGTAGAGTTAGGAACAGTTAGTAGTAATATACAAAATATTCTTAGTGATTTAGCAGAAAGCATAAATATATTTACAATTAATAGCGTAGTGTTAAGAGAAAAATCACAATACAGATTATTTTATACAAATACTGGAGCTTCGGATGCTACACAAAGAGGAATTATAGGAACACTAAGACCTAATGGTTTTGAGTGGTCTGAAACTAGAGGATTAGAAGTTACTGCTATTGGTTCTGGTTTTGATAATAATGGAGTTGAGCAATATTATCATGGCGATACTAATGGCAATGTTTACTTACATGACAACGGTAATGATTTTAACGGCACTGCTATTTTAGCAAGATATACTACACCAGACTATGATTATGGTGATTTAGGAACTTTAAAAACTTTACACTTTCTTAGAGTTTCTATGGCAACAGAAGGTATTGCAGAACCTGATGTACAAATTAAATTTGACTTTAATAGTTCAAATATTCAACAGCCTTCGGATTTATTTGATTTAGGAGTTATAAATCCACCCTCATTATTTGGTGATGCAGTATTTAATACAAATAAATTTGCTGGACAAAATAATCCAATGATAAGAGTACCTCTACAGGGTAGTGGTACAAGTAATAATTTTACAATAATAAGTAATGATACAAAACCAAGTTACACAGTTAACGGACTTTACGTAGACTTTATACCTTCAGGTAGGAGATAATTATGGCACAAACATATACAAGACAGAGCTCATTTGCAGATGGAGATACTATAACTGCTGCTTTGTTTAATGATGAATATAACCAGTTAGTAAATGCTTTTGCATACTCTTCAAGTAGTGCAAGTTCTACTGGACACCGACACGATGGTACTGCTGCTCAAGGTGGTAATATATTTAAAATTGGTGATTTAGACTTTTTAAATAAAATAGAAGTTGATAGTTCTAATAATAGATGGGGATTTTATGTAGAAGTATCTGCTGCTGCTGTAGAACAAATTAGAATACAAGATGGTGCTATTGTTCCTGTTACTGACAGTGATATAGATTTAGGAACAACTTCATTACGTTTTAAAGATACTTTTACTGACTCAATAACTACTACAGGTAATGTCGATGTTGGAGGTAATTTAACAGTCACAGGTACTACAACTTTTAACGGTGGCACAATTACTATGGGTGATGCAGCAGACGATAATGTAGTATTTGGTGCAGATGTTAATTCAAATATTATTCCTAATACAGACAACACATACGACTTAGGAAGTTCTTCTCAAGAGTGGAAAGACTTATATGTTGATGGTGTAGCTTATTTAGATGGTATTAATTTTAATGGTACAGCAATTACTTCAACTGCTGCTGAACTTAACATTCTTGATGGGGTAACAAGTACTGCTGCAGAACTTAATATTTTAGATGGAGTTACAAGTACAACTGCTGAACTTAACATTTTAGATGGAGTTACATCTACAGCAGCCGAACTAAATATACTTGATGGTGTTACTGCAACTGCAACAGAATTAAATATACTAGACGGAGTTACAAGTACTACTGCTGAATTAAATATATTAGACGGAGTTACTGCAACCGCAGCAGAATTAAATGCTCTTGATGGTATTACAGCAACAGTTTCAGAGTTAAATATTTTAGATGGTGTTACTGCAAGTGCTGCAGACATTAATCTGATAGATGGAATTACAAATGGAACTGTTATAGCTAGTAAAGCTATTATAACAGATGCAAACAAAGACATAACTGGTGGTAGAAATATTACTATTACAGGTGAACTCGATGCAGCTACATTAGATATTAGTGGTGATGCAGATATAGA